CAGAACCGACGATTTCACTGAAGCTTACACCACTACGCACTGCTATGAAGTTCAACTGAATATAGTTGATAGAACGAGCAGGCTTGATGTAAATGTCACCAACAAACTGGTTCGAGTCAATTACTTGTGGAGTATTATTAGTTGTATCGCAAACAACACGATAATCGTAAATACCACGGCGACCTTTAACGTCACGTAAGTATGGCTCTACTAGTGCAACAAACTGTGCTCTTGTAAATTCATCATTAAGTTCAAACAGCGAGAATTTAGCAGCAGTTGAAATTGCTTTTTCAAGTACGATAAACAGACGACGAACATTAATTCTACTGAAAGCAGAAGGCTGTGTTGTCAGTGTTTTATCACCATACAGAATCGTGCCTTGCCCTGGTAAGGATACAACAGGGTTTACACCGATAGAGTAAATATTGTCACGATCTGCTTGTGTTGGATTCCATGCCAGTTTTACGACATTTTTAATTGCACCACGATTTACACCAGCAGGAGAGAACCAAGGATCATTTGTTTGATCTGTTCTTGCGCATAGGCCTGCTATGTCACCATTCAATGGTATCCAACGATAAACATTATTATACTTGTCAAATTGATATTTCCAACCTGAATCTGCGACTGCATAAGTTGATGCTCTTGACAGTGTGCTTGCCCAAGTGGCAATACTGGTTGCCGGCGTTGCAGTGTTGACAACATTTACATATTCTGGAGATACAAAAGCTATACAATCTTTTCTTGAAGCCGCTAAATCAATTGCAGTTTGTTGTACAGATGTGTTTGCATCAGCGGTTACAATTAATGAAATATCAACTTCATCTGGATTATCAAACAAATCATATCCCGATTGTTTTGTTCCGTTGTTAACAGCTAGTGATCTACCGCCGGCGAATGAGAATGCTGCTCCAGTATTGGCAGCGCCCATGGCGGCACCAATAAAGTTTGTGCCGGCGGCTGAATTTCCCCAGTTGGTGTTGTTAGAAGAAAACGCTGTAACACCATTTGCAATGTTAGCCTGTGGTCTAGTTTCCATAGGACCTAAAGCATAGATATAACGTGATTGATCTCTAATTACTGTTCTATAGTATGCTGAAGAACCATCATCATTAATACAATCTACTGCTTTTGATAAGAACGGGAAAGTTTCTAGTATCGCACCTTTAGTCCCAGTAAATATACCACCTTCATCAAGAACAACCATATGAAATTGATCGTTAGCTCCATTTCTTGCACTAGTGTACGAAGATGTAGACGGAGCACCCGAGAAATAATTTTTATATGCCCAAGATGAAAATATTTGAGGAGCAGTATTAGTATTTGCAAGAAGTGCTTGTGTATTTCCGCCAGTAATAGTATCAGAAGGTAATAGTGTATTTGAAGTATAAATTTGAGATGTTGAAACGTTAGAATCCCAAACTGCAACTTTCAAACTGTTACCTAAAGTACCAGGATATCTTGCTGCAAAAGTTGCCAAATATGAATCTGTTTGATAATTTATATCGTAAACATCTTCATTGTTTAAAGTAGTTATGTAACTATAAAGATTTGAAAGTAGATTGGCTACTGCATTAGCATTATTTGAATTTGGATAAATCGCAGCACTCAAATTCGCAGTTTGCAAAGAAACATTGGCTGCAATGATGGCGTTATTTGAACTTGTGTTAGCCACACGAACAACTTGAAGATTGTTGCCATATGCTAGGAAGTTAGCTGCGGAAAAGAACGAAGTTGCAGTATTTCCGTCTGGCTTACCGAATGTTGTTACGAGTGCAGATTCACTTGTAACGAGTGTTCTTTTATTGACTGGACCCCATTGAAATGGTCCAACGAAAGCACCAGCAGTAGTAGAAACCGCAGGCACGACCGTAGTTAGATCGACCTCGGAAACGTTTACGCCTGGAGAAATCTGAAATGCCATTTTTATCTCCTTGTTATATGATCTTGCTTTGGCAATTTAACCTATGGTATATTTATGAAATGGTGATTTTAGAGTCAGAATCTAAATAGCGATTCTTCTTCTTTTACTAGCCATACATCACCACCTTCAACGATGTAATTTTCTTGTTTTCCGTCATCATATAACCCAAAGGAGGGTATTTCTTCGTCCTTTTGATTCATCATTTCCAATTGCATCTGTTTTCTTAAATCATGATTTACGATTTCTTTGAAATATTGCTGAGTGGTCATCCATGCAAACATAACGAGTGTCATAACAATATCATCATTCGAACCTTCTTCTGCTCTAAAACTGTTATGAGCCGAAACAAATGTTGTTAATTGCGAGATCGTGTCAAAGTCTTGTATGATTAATTTATTGGATTCAATCAGGGTTTTCAAATTTGAACAACCAATCCTCTTCACCTGCGCAGACATTTTCACACCAAGCTGTACACCTCTACCAAAACCTGTGCCAATTGACTGTGCTTTTTTGTTTCCAGTTTCAACCTTTACAACATTTTCATATTCAAAATCACGATGTAACGTGTCTGCTATTTGAGGAGTATTGTTAATCTCGACTAAAACATACGCATCATTATATAGTTTTGCTGTATTGTAGATTACCGTGGGGAAAAGAAGAGGTGAAATAGAAGAACTGTTGTATTTTGCTACTTGTTTATATGGTACCGTTGAAATATCAAAGACAGAAAATGCAGAATCGTCTAGATTATTACCCTCTGAAGGGTCTACGCATATAGCATATATATGATCTTTTGTTTTTTCATCATCACCTTTCACTGGAGGCTCATAGATATGAAGTAATTCATGACGAATAACTGGTTCAGTATAAACAAGTTGCGCAAGTTTCGAACCAGAGATTAGAGTATTTGTTGAACCTAAGAATTCACATTCAAACTCTTGTCTAAATTGTTCTTCGGATGTGTTCTTGATCGTTTCTTCTTTCCATTTTTCATCTCTACCTGGCACCATGGACCAGTGAATTTGGAAAGGTTTGTATCCGTTTTTCTTGCCTATAGCATCCATCCAAAGCTTGTAGAACAGATTCATACCGTTTGGTGTGGAAACTATAATGATTTTTGTGGATTTACCAGACGAAATAACAGGGTAAACAGAGTTGAAGAATTCATTTGCAATATTGGCTGGAACGAACGCAAATTCGTCCAAGAAAACCACGTTGAAAGCTCCACCTCGAATGGCAGAAGATGAGGTTGAAGCAGCAATAATCTTTGAACCGTTTTCCAGTTCGACGTTACCTTTGTTCCAGGTCACAACACCTTGTTGCAACCACATAGGTAAATTCTCATATGCAAGTTGATACTTGGATAGAATGTCTCTAGCTAAAGAACCTTTATTTGCAAGAACGGCAATGTTTTGAGAATCAGAAAAGAGTGTTAGCCAAAGAAGGTAACCTACTGATGTGGTTGTTTTACCAACCTGGCGAGGGCATTTTGTAATTACAAATCTGTTTTCATGAAACAACCGAATCATATCTTTTTGAAACGGCCACATATCAAACGGTATCAAACCTTTATCGACGTTAACAATCTTAATATATTTTTCCGCAAAGTAAACGGGATCTTTCGAACACGTAATATATTCTTTAATCTCTTCTTCTGTATAATTGTGCTGTACTCCTGCACGTTTTAGCAGAGGATTATCTCTATAAGAATCTTTATTCATCAAGAGATTTCTTACCTTTTATTAGTTTTGACAGTTCAGCAGTCGATCCTATGAATATAGCTTTGTCTACAGAAACTTTATTTTGATCATTAGATTTCATACCTTTCATTTCTCGCATCATTTTCTGCATAGTTAGAAGCTTTTCGTTTGCCTCAGTGGTGTTTTTAATGAGTGTGGCTACAACTTCAAATGCTCTTGGGTGTTCCGTCTCTGATGCGATTGCAAGGAGGTGGTCAATAGCTTGATTTCCCTTTTCAATAAGCTCTTTGTATGTTTGTCTGGATTCTAGATAGTCGGCATCTAGGTCTATTTCCAAACCTTCTGTGCTTGGTGTTTGTTTTGCGACTGGTAAATTTGGTTTTTCGACTGGCACTACATCAAAAATTTCAGCCATATTTTTTTCAAAGTTTGACATTTATGTATTTGGAAATTCAGTTATTACGGTTGTATATGTATAGTTATTTGGAAGAATAACATTGGAAGGATTTGGTGTTATGGTGATAGTTACAAGATCCGATGGATTTATACTGAATGTATTGGCTGTCCAAGTTGAGTGCGTGGTTAATCCAATGACGTTCTGCCCACTAATAAAATGCCCTGTCGGTTTACCAATCGTCAAAGTTTTAGTTGTGGAATTCCAATTAGTTACGGCTGCACTAGCTGTCGATGTTTCAAACGAGTAACCTTGATATACTGTTTCTGATAGTTGGTAATTACCAAACCCTCCAGAATTCATAGTTATACCTACGACACATTCTTGATTCAATGTATTGTCATCTAATATATTCGTAATTGAAGTTCTAATAATCTTTGGTTCAGATATCGGACCATATATGTAACCCTTAACCGTAAAGTTTAAAGTCCAAATTATTCTTCTAACATCTGAATCATAAGCACCTTCATAATCATTTTCGTGTGATACACTCTTTAGTACGATTGGAAGTTGTTTAATTATACCTAATTCTGGTATTAAATTTACATTTATTGTATAATCTGGTGTAAAATATGGAAGAATTTTTTCCATGATTTGAGCACCATCTTCAAAGTTACGAACATAAGCAAAAAGAGAAAAATCGAAATCAAATGGCACTGGATTATAAACTGCTAAAGCCGCATTTTGCGAATAACTTGATCCGATATTTTTGAAATTCGAATTCAGTTTTCTTCCTGCATCATATGACATGTTTGTCATTTCATAAGACATAACTGGAAGAGTAATCTGAACCTTTTTGTCGAGTTCTGGATCACCTTCTAAACGGGAGACATATTTTTCTTTACCACCGTATAACAAAGGAACAAGAAATTTTTCAAGCTCATTGCCATTAGCGTCATATCTTCCAATTTTAACGCTATTGAACATATCACCGAAAGCTACAATTATCTTTCTGATAATTCTATGGTAAGAATAATTTATAGTCATGATATTCTACCAAAAGGATTTGTTTCTGTTGTATCTATGATAACATCAGCTTCGTTTTGAATTACTTTGTTATCATACATTTCTCGTATTTCATTATCTTTTAATTCATCTGGTGCTGCTGTCGTTGTGTAGGAAGCATTACTTGTATTTCCACGCAGAAGCATACTGTTAGCAAAAGTTCCATACAGATCGGTTACTTTTATAATGCCTGTGTTTGCATTCCAATCTGTCACAGTTCCGTACACTGTATTCGATGTGTTATGTATAGATTCGCCACGTATAAAGTTTCCATTGCCAGTTGCTTTGTTTATTGTTAATTCTATTGAGTAAGCATCCTGATAAACCAATTCATCAATAATTGGAATACCAACGTCGATAGTTTCTTGTGAATATTTGAATTTCTCTAGTTCAAGTTTATAGAAATATGGATACTTGTTACCCAAAACATAGAATGCTTCTGAGAAATTCACATATTTAATCTCATACATTTCACCAGTCTGAGCAAAGAAGGGTATGTAAATTAAATCACCCTCTCTTGGGCGGTGATATGTCTGTGGAACCCAACGAGCAAATGATCTTTTTGATATAATTACCGACATGTTGTTACGAATTTCTAAACCAAATTTAGAGAAGAATTCTCTTTCGCCTTCGTAACCGTCCACATTCGTGATATAGAGTTCAAGTGGATATGCAGCAGTAAATTTTTTAAGTGGATCTTCACCATAAAGAAGATCCCTAGCCGCTTCATTTATGTTTGGAATGTAATAGCAATCGACACCATTAATTTTAATGGTTTCGATCATCAAGTCCTCAACAAGTCTTTGTTCTGGGCTTGAATTAAAGTTATTAAAATATAGATTGGTAGCCATTAGTTTAGATAAAAGTCCACTGGAAGTTCATATTTGCTTTGCATTTCTTGTTCTAAGCCCTTTATTTCTTCGACGGCTTCATCATAAATTACCTGCCCATTTAGCATCACTCCTCCGGGCAATTGAACTCCAGCAAACTTTTTAAGATTGCTACCCCAGTTTCTTTTTATCAAAGAGGTGGCATACTCTTTTAGCCAACGATCATTCCATACCGAAATATAATCTTCTGGTTTGATAAGCGCAAAACATTCAGCAATAACCACTGTGCCAGATTGAACGGCAGTTCCCCAACCCCAGTCACAGTACAAACGGTGCATATGACGTTGGAATCGTATTGGAACTTCACCCGTAAATAGAAGTTCCAATGAACGGAGGTGCTGCATTGTCAAAGTATAATTGATATAGGAGGCAGACGTAAAATCATACAGTTCGTTCAGACGTAATTGGTATCTGAGGTCGAACATATTGTTTTGATTAATTGAGTCGGAGATTGGAAATACACGAGTAACACCAATAATATTAACAGAGTTACCACTTGTATCTAGAGTTACAGAAGGGCTTAAATTTATATATTTGTTTGTCATGTCCGTACCATTTAATGCACGGATATAATAAACCTTCTGTAAAGCATCAAAGTGGTAATCTTGCCAATATTGTAGAGCGTCATCGATACGATCTTCTACCTGGTCATCATCAACGTTTATCTCAATAGTAGGAAATCCCAGTCTGCGTAAACAATAGTCTTTGAATGTGTTTCTATTAGTTACTGCTGGCATTTTTCTGCCCTTTTAGGATATAATGGATTATTTATCGAAACCCATTCCTTTTCTAATTTTTGTTGCGCTGATATCGTGTATGGCTTGTTCAAACACTTCTTGTTCAATCTTATAACCCACATCTCTTCCATACGTAATATTTACGATATTTGGAACAACTTGAATCGTATACATTCCCTGATACTGGAGATCCAAATCTTTACGAATATAGTTTTTAACCTGCTCGATAGCAAATGGATTAGTACCTTGCCACCCTTGGCAATCACGAATTTGAAATTTTTAAATTGAGATTGTGAAAAAATGAATCACTTAGAATAGATCATTAAAATGAATTCCTTAGTTCAATATAGAGAATTCGATCTATTAATAAATACATGTTGATTAATATTGGTGCTTCTACAAGTGCTCCAACTGCAACAGGAACTCTCTTTGCATATCGTGAAGGTATAACATCAAAT